AGACACGAACACAATACAAGTTTTATATTTTAATTATAAAACTTATATGAACGAAGTTTATAAAGTTAAAGAAACTGGCACTGGTGCTGATAAAATAATTGAAAAAGACGATCAATTTAATCCGCCTGAAAACAAAGAAGGTCAATACGCTAAGTTACAAAGATCTATAGAGGTTTTATATGATGGTGCTATAATATTAGGCACTAATAAACTTTTAAAATGGGAAATGTCAAGAAATATGCTTCGTCCTAAAAGTGATTATACTAAAGTTAAAATGAACTATAGTATAGTAGCTCCGCGTATATACGAAGGTAAAATAGAATCTTTAGTTGGTAGAATAACTGGTTTTGCTGATATGATACAGCTTACGCATTTAAAGCTACAGCAAGTAATGTCGCGTATGGTGCCAGATGGTGTTTATTTAGATGCTGATGGTTTAGCTGAAATAGATTTAGGTAACGGTACAAATTATAATCCACAAGAAGCTTTAAATATGTTTTTTCAAACAGGTAGTGTTATTGGTAGATCATTCACACAAGATGGTGATTTAAATCCTGGTAAAACACCAATACAAGAAATAACCAGTGGTAGTGGTGGTAATAAAATGCAAGCTCTTATAGGTAATTATAATTACTATTTACAAATGATTAGAGATACTACCGGGCTTAATGAGGCTAGAGATGGTAGTATGCCAGATAAAAATGCTTTGGTTGGCGTGCAAAAATTAGCTGCTGCTAATAGTAACACAGCAACAAGACATATATTGCAAGCTGGTTTATTTTTAACGGCTGAAACAGCAGAGTGTTTGTCTCTTAGAATTTCTGATATATTAGAATATTCACCAACAGCAGACGCTTTTGTTCAAGCTATAGGTGTTCATAATGTTGCTACGCTAGAAGAAATATCTAGTTTATACTTATATGATTTTGGTATATTTATACAATTACAACCAGATGAAGAAGAAAAAATGTTATTAGAAAATAACATACAACAAGCTTTATCAAAACAAAGTATAGAATTAGAAGATGCTATTGATGTTAGAGAAATAAATAATGTAAAACTAGCGAATAAAATATTAAAATTACGTAGAAAGAAAAAACAAGAGCGAGACAGACTAATGCAGTTAGAAAATATACAAGCACAAACACAGTCTAATACACAGGCTGCTCAAGCTAAAGCTCAACTTGATGTTCAAAAAAGTAAAATAATATCTGAAAACGAAATTATGCTAGAACAAGCAAGAGCTCAAATGGAAGCTCAAAAAATGCAACAAGAAGTAGAGTTTAAAAAAGAATTAATGGCTTTAGAGTTTCAATATAATATGCAGTTAAAAGACATGGAAACTAAAGCAAAAAAATCTGTAGAAAAAGAAAAAGAAGATCGTAAAGATGAAAGAACAAGGATTCAAGCGACGCAACAAAGCGAAATGATTGATCAAAGAAAAGCTGATAAACCACCTAAAAACTTTGAGTCAGCAGGTAATGATATATTAGGAGGTGGTTTTGATTTAGGCGTGTTTGATCCTAGATAAAATTATTAATTATTATTATATTATATTATGGAAGAAAAAAATGATAACGTAGTTGAAGAAACTACACAAGAAAACGTTACAAAAGTTAACATAAAAAACAATAAAGAAGATGATAACGTTGTAAAAGTAAATTTAGACAAACCAATTAAACCAGAAGAAAATGAAACTAAAAAAGATAACGCTGACGACAGCGGAGTGGTTGCAGAGCCTGAAAATGCCGAGTCCACACAAGAACAAAAAGAAATACAACCGGAAGCTGAAGCACAAGAAGAAACAGCAGTATTAGAAGAAATAACCGAAGATTCAACTGAAGAAGAAGTAGCAGAAGTAGAAGAAAAAGTTGAAGAAGCTGTTGCTGAAGCAGAAGCTACTGGAAAACCACTACCGGAAAACATACAGAAGCTTGTAGATTTTATGGAAGAAACTGGTGGTGATATACAGGATTATGTAAAACTTAATCAAGATTATAGCAAGTTAAATGATAACGATGTTGTGTTTGAGTATTATAAACAAACAAAACCACATTTAACTAATGATGAAATAAATTTCTTAATGGAAGATACTTTTAAAGTAGACGAAGAAGAAGATACTGATAGAGAAATAAAAAGAAAAAAACTAGCGTTTAAAGAGCAAGTTGCCAGCGCTAGAAGCCACCTGGACGGGCAAAAGTCCAAATACTATAAAGAAATCAAAGCTGGTTCAAAGCTTACGCCTGAACAACAAAAAGCTTGGGATTTTTTTAATAGATACAACAAAGAGTCTGAAGAAAATAAAAAAATAGCAAAAACACAATCTGAAGTTTTTAAATTAAAGACTAATAAAGTTTTTAACGATAAGTTCAAAGGTTTTGAATATAACGTTGGTGATAAAAAATTTAGATTTAATGTAAACAATGCTGAAGAAGTTAAGACAACACAAAGCGATATAAGTAATTTTACTAAAAAGTTTTTAGATAAAAACGCTACATTATCAGATGCTAAAGGTTATCATAAATCACTTTTTACAGCTATGAATGCTGATGCTATTGCAAAACACTTTTACGAACAAGGTAAAGCTGATGCTATAAAAGCAAGCGTTGCTAAAGCTAAAAATATTGATATGAACCCAAGACAAGCTCTTGGAGAAGTTAATGTTGGAGGTATGAAAGTAAAAGTATTAGGTGATAATTCTTCTGATTTTAAGTTTAAAATTAAAAATAACAAATAACAATTTAAAATAAAAAATTATGGCAATTACAGCTGGACCTAGTTTGAATAGTGTTCCTGCTCCAAGAAAGCAAACACTAGCTACAAACTATTTAGATTTCACGGGAACTGCAAACTCGTGGGGACAACAATATCTGCCAGACTTGATGGAAAAAGAAGCTGAGGTTTTTGGACCTCGTACAATTTCTGGTTTTCTTTCTCAAGTTGGTGCAGAAGAAGCAATGCAGTCTGATCAAGTAGTCTGGTCAGAACAAGGTAGACTACACTTATCGTACAAGGCAAATATTAGTACTGCTTCTGGTGGTACTCAAGTAAATAGTACAAACGTTTCTATCATTACTATTAGTAAAGATATAGACGGAAATGCTTTACACGCTAACGGACATGGTGTTAGGGTTAATGATACTATTATAGTATCTGATGCTACTAACGGTATAGTTAAATGTTTAGTTACTAAAGTTCCTTCTACAACTACAATTGAAGTTTCACCTTATGATAGAGGTGCTGCTCAATTATCAGCAACGTCTTCTGAAGCGACTACTATATTAGTTTATGGTTCTGAATTTGGTAAGGCTATGGCTTATACTGCTGGTGCTGGTACTACTGCAGATCTTCAGTCAAGAGGCGCAAACGAGCCTAGATTCCAAACTTTTACTAACAAGCCAATAATCATGAAAGATTACTACGAGGTATCAGGATCTGATACATCTAGAATTGGTTGGGTTGAAGTATCTACGGAAGCTGGTCAAGGTGGTTACTTATGGTACTTAAAAGCTGAAGCTGATACAAGAGCACGTTTTGCTGACTATATTGAAATGGCAATGTTAGAAGCTGAGCTTAATGATAGTTCTTCTGTTCTTGATGGCGCTACTAGTGTTATAAGAGGTTCTGAATCTGGTGATGGAACTGTAGGTACCGAAGGTTTATTTGCTGCTATTGAAGCAAGAGGTAATATTACTTCTGGTGTTACTGGTGTTAACGCTGCTACTGATTTAGCTGAGTTTGATGCAATACTTGCTGAGTTTGATAAGCAAGGTGCTATTGAAGAGTACATGATGTTTGTTAACAGATCAACTAGCTTAGCTATTGATGATATGTTAGCTTCAATGAACTCTTACGGAGCTGGTGGTACTTCTTACGGAGTATTTAACAACTCTGAAGATATGGCATTAAATTTAGGTTTTTCTGGTTTCAGAAGAGGTTCTTACGACTTCTACAAGTCTGATTTCAGATACTTAAATGATAAAGCTACAAGAGGTGGTATTAACGATGCTAGTCCTACTAACGCTATTAGAGGTGTCTTAATTCCTGCTGGTACTTCTTCAGTTTATGATCAAACTGTTGGAGCTAGTATGAGACGTCCTTTCTTGCACGTTAGATTTAGAGCTTCACAAACTGATGATCGAAGAATGAAAACTTGGGTTACTGGTTCTGTTGGTGCTGCTACATCTGCATTAGATGCTATGCAATTACATTTCTTATCAGAAAGATGTTTAATCACTCAAGGTGCTAACAACTTTATGTTAATGAAGTAAATCATTATTAAGTCGAGGCTTCGGCCTCGGCTTTTTTATTAATTTTATTATATATTATATTATGGCAAAAAAAACAAAAAAAGAGGTAGAGGTACCTGTTGTTGAAACACCAGTTGTTGAAACATCAAAACCTAAAAAAGTTGAAAATAAAAAACCTAAATGGGAAATAAAAGATAGAGTTTATTATTTAAAAGGTAGTAAAAAACCTATATCAAGAATGATAAAATCTGCAAACATATTTTGGTTTGATAAAGAAAAAGGATATGAAAGAGAGTTAAAGTACTGTGAAAATCAAAGAACTCCTTTTGTAGATGAAATGCAAGGTGATCAAAGACTATCTCATATTATTTTTAGAGATGGTAATTTGTTTGTTCCAAAAGAAAAAACTACTTTGCAAAAATTATTATCCTTGTATCATCCTCATAAAGACAAAATTTATTATGAGTTTGTAGCAGATAAAATTGCAGCTGAAGAAATAGAAATATTAGAGCTTGAAACAGATGCTATTATTTTAGCTAGAGAAATAGATATTGATTTAGCAGAAGCTATATTACGTGTAGAAAAAGGTTCTGAAGTGTCTAAGATGAGTTCTAAAGAGCTTAAAAGAGATTTATTATTATTCGCTCGTAATAATCCTGCTTTGTTCTTAGAATTAGCTGCTGATGATAATGTTCAACTTAGAAATTTTGGTATAAAAGCTGTAGAGCTTGGTATTATTAAATTATCAAACGATCAAAGAAACTTTTTATGGGGTTCTAATGATAGAAAAATAATGACAGTACCATTTGATGAGCATCCATATACAGCATTAGCACATTGGTTTAAAACTGATGAAGGTATGGAAATATATCAAAATATAGAAAAAAGATTAAACTAATCAAACTGTAGAGCGGTCGCCCTGCGGGGCGATCGTAATACAAAATAAATTATATGGAAAACAAAAAATCAAAAGGTTTAGGCGACACAATAGAAAAAATAACAAAAGCAACAGGGATTAAAAAAGTTGTAGACACGGTTAGTAAAGCTGTAGGTAAAGATTGTGGCTGCGGTAAAAGAAAAGAAACTTTAAATAGATTATTCCCTTATAATTACGATAAATAATATGGCTATAAGTATAAACACAGTATATCAAAGAGTTTTAGCGCTAGCTAACAAAGAACAAAGAGGTTATATAACGCCTCAAGAATTTAATTTATATGCTAATCAAGCTCAACTAGAAATATTAAATCAATACTTTTACGATACAAATCAATTTGGTAGAGTATCTGGTAATGATACTGAGTATGGTGATATGCTAGAGTTTATCCATGAAAAAGTAAATATGCTTACTACAAATGTTAATTTAGCTCAGGGTAATGGTAATTTTTTTGTAATACCACAAGATGCTTATAAAATAGGTACTATAACGCATTTGTTAAATAACGTTTCTACAGAAATAGAACCAGTTAATGAAAACGAATACGTTAATATGAGTAGCTCGCCTTTAACTTCTCCAACACTATCTAATCCTGTGTACGTAACAGTTAAAAGAACTATAAATAGTTTACCTACAAAAACTATAGATATATATCCTTTTAACGATTTAATAGCAAATTCTAGTAATATAAGGTGTAGTTATGTACAAAGGCCTCAAACTGTTAATTGGGCTTATGTTGTTGTTAGTGGTAAAGCTTTGTATAATATGAATGCCAGCGTAGACTTTGAGCTTCATGATTCAGAAGAGTCTAATCTTGTATATAGAATATTAACTTTAGCAGGAATAACGTTAGCTGATACAGGCGTAAATGTTTATCAAGCTTCTACAACGGAAGAACAAAAAAAAGTTATACAACAAAAAAGATAATAAATGGCATTAATAAATCAAACTCAACAAGATTACTATAACAATGAAGATTTTGGTGGTTATCAATTTACTTCATTAAAAGATATTGTAAATCAATTTATAGTTGCTTATGTCGGTGAAGATAAATTAATATCTAAAATAAAAAGAATAGATGTAGCTTATCATGCACAGAGAGCTTTGCAAGAATTAAGTTTTGATGTTTTTAAATCTTGCAAGTCAATAGAAACAGAAGTAAAACCAAGCTTAACAATGCTATTACCTCAGGAT